TATTTGAAATGAATAACTTAATTGATGGTGAAGATATATTTAATGAACATCATATTATGGAAATAGTTGAGACAGAGTTTACAGAGATGAATTGGTTCCATAAGATTATATTTGAAAAGTATCTAACATTAGGGAGTTTAAAGAAAGTATCTGTGGATACAAGAATACCTTTAACCTCAATTGCAAGATATGTAAAGGAAACAAAAACAACCATAAGACAGAATACATTTAGAAAATTAAATTATTAATGTGTAATTGTAAAAAGAATAAAAGAGTTGAGACAAAGGTAATCATGGGAACACCTGAACCTATTCCAACACCACAGGTAATTCAATTACCAGTGGAAGACCATTTCAATAATATAGATACAATAGAACCAATACAAAATGGAGAAGGAACTACAGGAGAAAATGGATAAATTAAAACAAGAGTATATTGATAACCCACCAAAAAAGAAAAAGGGTTGTACATCTTGTAAGAAGAAAAAGAATGAAGTAACAGAACTTCCACCTGTAATACAAGAGGAAGATATGTTCATTCCAACGTCGTCAGACATAAAGTTAGCATACGCAGAACTAACATCACTATTAGGAGTTAAAGAAGATAAGAAAGAATTTATCAGTAAGGTATTTAAATTCTTATTCAATGAAGATTTTGATTGGGGATGTAGAAGTTGTGTTAACAAACAAGCAAGAAGATTTAGAATATATGTCACAGGAAAATAAAGAAACTAAAAGAGGAAGAAAGACCAACGAAATAGATTACGAAGCACGTATGCCAAGGGTCTATGAATTGATGTTATATGAACATTTAGGTTATAAGGAGTTTGCAAGTAAAGCAGCAAAGGAATTTGGAATAAGTGAAAGACAGGCAGAGATGTTATGGTCTGAAGCAAGAAAAAGATTAAAAGAAAGATTTGAAAGAAACAGTGAAGAAATATTACAAGACCATCTTAATCAATTATATGATTTACTTCATAGGTGTCGTGAAGAAAGGAATAAACGTGTTGAGCGAGAAGTTCTTTCAGATATTGCGAAGATACATTCGTTGGAGACAAAGAAGGTGGATGTAACATCAAACGGACAACCCATATCAATAAACATAAACTTGAACGATTAATTTTTTTTGGACATAACCCCCGCTAAAATTTCGTTTTCAGACAACCTTATATACATATATATGAAATACACGACTACAAAAGAACAAACTTGGATGAGAGACCAAGTAGGAACGAATGGTTTATTAGACCTGATAAAAGAATTGGGAGACAACTCCAATAAAAGAATGATTGAGATTGGTTCATTCGTTGGTGAGAGTACAGTATTATTTGCACAATCATTTAAGGAAGTGATTGCAATTGATCCATTCTTGGAAGGGTATGATGATAAGGACCCAACATCATATCTATTTGAATTTGATAATGTATATCAAACATACTTGGATAGGATTACCGTTTATTCAAACATACAGACGATTGTAGACACTTCTGATAACGCAGTGAAGGAATTGGTAGGAAAACAATTTGACTTTGTTTATATAGACGGATTACATACATACGAAGGTGTAAAGACAGATATTGTCAACTACCTACCATTGGTTAAAACAGGTGGAGTAATTGGTGGTCATGACTACACAGATAAGATACCACATTTGGTTGGAGTATATAATGCAGTAAATGAAATATTTGGTCACCCTGATAAAGTATTTGCTGATAACTCTTGGATAAAATATAAATAGAATATGGATAAGATAGAATTTGTAATACCCACACATAAAAGGGTGGACCTACTAATAACAATAATAAGTTCAATCGTTGCACAAACAAATCCAAATTGGAGAATACACGTTGTTGCTGATTGTCCTCCTGATGAAATTAAAGAAAGGTATTTAGATATTATTGCGTTCTTTGATGAACATAAGGATAAGATTAGATTCTCAGTAACAGATATGAGATATAACGATTGGGGACATACTCCACGTAATATTGGATTAAAACAAGCAACTGAGGAATGGGTTGTATTAACAGGTGAAGATAACTATTATGCACCAACGTTTGTTGAGAACTTCTTATCATCAGTTAAAGATAGAGATGATATTAACTTTGCGTTTTGTAATATGGTACACAATTGGGTGAACGATGATTATATTCCTGTAAGATGTGAGATTGAATTTGGTAAGATTGATATTGGAAACTTTATGACAAGAACCTTCAATGCACATAAATTAGAATTAAAGACAGATGTTGAACAGGCGGACTATTGGTTTATTGAAGAATACTTAGCGAGATTCCCTGAAGGGAAGATAATGCATATTGATAAAATTTTGTATGTCCACAATTAAAGTAGCACTAGTAGTTGTAGCTAAATGGGAAGACCATTACTTAGACGAGTGGTTAGAGTATAATCATAAGTTAGGTTTTGATAAGATTATAATGTATCAAAACGATTGGAGAACTAATATTGATAAACCATACTTACAGAAAGAAGTATGTGATGGTAGGTCAGTACAAGTTCCATTATATAACAATGTATTACATCACAATACAGAATACGATTGGATTGCGTTCATTGACTGTGATGAGTTTATTGTATTAAAGAAACATAACAACATCAAGGAATTAATTGAGGAGTATAAAGAACATACCAACGTAATATCATTGAATTGGTTTATACACGGAAATATGGGATTGGTTAATAGACATTGTAATTCATTACTAAAGATGTTCCCAAAAAGAAATAGTGTAATTGATAATCATATTAAAGTGATTGTCAATGCAAGAAGTGGTGAAAGAATGATGTTACCACACAATACACACGGACTTGCAATGGGAACTGATATGAAAAGATTCTATGGTCCATTCAATCCAAATGGTCCATCAGATGTTGCATACATTAGTCACATACATAATAAGACAAAAGAAGATTGGAAGTTAAGATGTGATAGAGGTAGAGTTGATTGTGATATTCAACATGACCCTGATAGATGGGATAATGAAGTAGGTCAGAATGAAGATGTTGAAGACCTATCAGCGTTTAACTTCTTATATGGAAATTAATATAGACCTTACCAAAAAACAATCTCAAGCATGGAAACATTTAATGGACCAAACAATAAACGAGGTATTGTATGGAGGTTCAGCAGGTGCAGGAAAGAGTTGGTTAGGATGTTTATGGATAAGTACCTTATGTTTAAACTATGCAGGGATAAGATGTTTGATTGGTAGAACTGTATTACAACAATTAAAGTTAACAACCCTCAATACATTATTTGAGGTATTACAACAAATGGGATTAAGGTCAGGTGAACATTATGTTTATAACGGACAATCAAATGTAATAACATTTAATAATAAGTCAGAAATAATTTTAAAGGATTTAGCGTATCAACCATCAGACCCTAACTATGATAGTTTAGGTGGATTGGAATTGTCAGCAGTATTTATAGATGAAGCTGCTCAGATACCTCAACTTGCGTATAACATCCTTAAATCAAGGATAAGATTTAAACTAAATGAATATAAGTTACAACCTAAGATATTGATGACGTGTAACCCTGGTCAAGTATGGTTAAAGAAAGTATTCTATCTACCATTCGTACAGGATACCTTGCCAGACAATATGAAGTTTATTCCTGCACTACCCACAGATAACCCTCACTTACCTGAATCATATATACAGATGTTAAAGTCATTACCAACTCCTCAGAGAAGAAGATTATTGGAAGGTGATTGGAACTATATGGAAGAAGATGATAGTTTATTTGATTTTGATGCAATATCCAATTCAGTATTTAGACAAACACCAAATGAACAAAACAAAAGATATATATCAGTTGACGTTGGTAGGTTTGGTGATGACAGGTCAGTAGCGGTGGTTTGGAATGGACTGGTTGTGATGGAAGTGTTAGTGTATAGAAAGTTATCAACGGTGGAATTAAGTAACGAAATTAAAGACCTTATTGCTAAATGGAAGATACATCCTCAACAGGTAATTGTGGATAGTGATGGCGTTGGAGGCGGAGTAGCGGATCAAATCCGTGGGGTGAACTTTGTGAACAATAGTAAAGCACTACACGAACAGAACTTCAGTAATTTAAAGAGTCAATGTTATGTAAAATTAAGTGAACTATTTAAAGAAGGAAAAATTTCCCTTAATATATTGGATAGTAGTTTGGTTGATGAATTAACTCAAGAACTACTAGCAGTTAAATTAAAAGACATAGATAAGGATAATAAAGTAGCAGTACAATCTAAGGATGATATGAAAAGGATATTAGGTAAGTCACCCGATTTATCTGATGCAGTGATGATGAGAATGTACTTTGAATTAAAGAATATGAAAGCAACAGGAAGATATGCAATAGGAGTGGTAGGTGGAAATAATTATACATCAATAAACAATTTTAGATAATATGGTAAAGATAAAAGTAAATGAAGTAGAATATAAGGTCCCTGATTTTATATCAATTGATAACTACGTAAAGATATTCAAACAAAAAGATTTGTTTAGTGAAGATTACTTCGCAGCAAAGATTATTAATAAACTAACTGATTGTCCCATTGAGGATTTATTAGAAGGTGATGCAGAGGAAATGAATTATGTAGCAGCATACATTATGTCATTAATCCCAACTGAAAGTCCTAAGTTCGTTGATAGATTTGAATTAGATGGAATTAGTTATGGGTTCTTTCCTAAGTGGAGAGATTTAAGTTACGCAGAGTTTGTGGATATGGATACAATCAGTACAAAAAAACCTGAAGAACTATTAAACCTATTACACATACTTGCATCAATTATGTACAGACCAATTGTAAACGAAAGGTCTAAACACGATTTTGATATTGAGAAATACAATATTGATTCAATGAAAGAACGAGCAGAAATGTTCAAAAAGAAGTTAGATATTAAGTACGTATTAGGTGCTCAGTTTTTTTTTATCAACTACGCAAAGACATTTTTAAGTTATACCCAAATGTCTTTGATGAAGAACCTACCAATGTGGACAAAGATAAAGCTCGCATGGAAGCTGAGGAAGATGATAATGAGTATAGTTTTCAAAAAACGTTCGGTTGGTTCGTTGTCACAAACAGAATTGCTGGAAATGATTATTCAAAGCACGATTACATCTACGAAAAAAAGTTGGTGGAAATTCTAAATCAGTTATCTTATTTAATTCAATACGATAGAGAACAGGATAGGTTAATGAAACTTGCACAAAAAAGAGGATAATTTCAGGATACGTTTTAATAAACTTTATATTTAATATTAGATGAGTACAGTAACCTATAAACAAATATTGACGTATTTCAGTAGTATTGCGTTGAACCACGAACAGATTAATTCGTTTGGGTTTGGTGATTATAAACAGATTACCAACGATATACTAACTAAACAGGAACCAAAATATCCAAGGATGTATGTGGTACCTGAACAGGTTCAATTCAATCAGAACCATATTCATTATAATTTTGGTGTGGTCTTTATGGATAGAGTTGAAGATGACTTATCCAATTTAGAAGAAGTAATGTCTGACACCTTAGAATTAGCGTCAGATATATTCACAGTATTTTATCAATCATATACATACGAACAAGGGGATTTTAGTAAGATAGCAGTAGGTGATTGGTCACCTGAGGTTGTTCCATTTACAGAAAGATTCAATACAATACTTGGTGGTCATACACTACATATCAAATTGACAATACCGTTTGATTACAATAGTTGTAATTTACCTATTGTAAATGATTTTAGTTTTGGTCAGGATGAATCGTTTAGTTCTTATTATCAAATGATTAGAGATTGGAAACAGTTTGCACAAGCACACGAACAGGTTAATAGTTTTGGTTTTGGTGATGTGACACAACTAGTGGATGATGTAGAGACAAAAGTTGAACCATTATATCCACGTTTATATTTTATACCTGAGACAACAACCCTCAATCAAAACCAATTAGATATAAATTTTGATGTAAGATGTTTAGATAGAGTTGAGGATGATTTATCAAATCAACAAGATGTGTTATCTGATACCTTAGAGATTATGAAGGACTTTTATGCTAAAGCATATTTATCTGATTACGAGGTATTATGGAACGCATCACTCAATCCAATCTTACAAGAGACACAAACAGAATTAGGTGGATGGAGTTTAATAGTTACAATACAACAGAAATTTGACTATAACAGATGTGTATTACCAATAGATAGTTTTGCTGAAGGTATTACATGGGAAGAATTAAATAGAAGATGGATAGAAATAAATCAAGAATGGGATAGTGTTAAAAAATTAAATTAATAATATGGGTGCTTTAAATAATTTATACGTTAGTAGTTCGTTTCAAGGATTAATGAAACTTACAAACAGTGCAACTGGTCTTACTAATAGTTTACAAACAATACAAGCAGGTGATGGTTCTGATAGTCCGTTACAAATGAGTTTAACTCAAGTAAACATATCAGGGTCGTTTACTGTAAATAACTTACCAATCACAGGAAGTACATCAGGAACTGCAGGTACAAGTGGTACGTCAGGTACCTCAGGTAGTAATGGTTCAAGTGGTACTAGTGGAACTTCAGGTAGTTCAGGTTCGTCAGGTACGAGTGGTAGCAATGGTTCATCAGGAACTAGTGGTACATCAGGTATAAACGGAACGTCAGGTACTTCAGGATTCAATGGTAGTTCAGGTACATCAGGAACTAGTGGGTCTTCAGGTTCTTCAGGAACAAGTGGTGGAACAGGAAGTTCAGGTACTAGTGGTACATCAGGTTCTAGTGGTTCAAGCGGAACTTCAGGAAGTAGTGGTAGTAGTGGAACGTCAGGTAGTTCAGGTTCATCAGGAACTAGTGGAACATCAGGAAGTAGTGGTACTTCAGGTACATCAGGTACTAGTGGTGTAAGTGGAACGGATGGTTCTTCAGGAACAAGTGGTGTTAGTGGAACAGACGGAAGTTCAGGAACGAGTGGTATTGATGGTACTTCAGGAACTAGTGGAACAAGTGGTATTGATGGTACAAGTGGAACATCAGGTACATCATTTCAAAGTCCATACACAGGGGATATAATAGTTACAGGTTCAATAGATATTACAGGACAATACCTCGTTAATGGTAATCCTGTAAGTGCAGATAGAAATGGTTTAATTACAACAGGTTCAATAGGAACAGAACAATCAATCACAGGTTCGTTAGATATATTTGGTGGTGATTTAATGCTTTTTAGTTCAGGTACAACATTACCATTTAACTATACATCATCAATATCTGGTTCAACAAACGTATTGTTTGGTTGGAATAATACTGCAGTATCAGAACAACAAACAGGTTCAATATTAATATCAGGTAGTAATAATATCTTATTAAACAAACCATTTGACTCAAATGATGGTGTTAATTTTACAGGATATGGAACATTTATAAGTGGTTCAGGTAATATCTTCAATGGTGGATTAGGTGGTATAGTATTTAAAAGTGGTTCTGCAGCAAGACCTTCAGCAACCAATAATATTGGTTCAGGAACAGTTACAGTTCTATTAACTAGTTCATCTTTAGCACAACCATTAATTCAGGCTAACTATCTTATAGGTAGTCCAACTATGAACCACCAATCAGGTAGTTTTGCATTGGTAAGTAATATAATTGGTGCACAATTAACATCAAATCAAAATAATATACCTGCAGCACAAAGAGTTAGTATTAATAATAATATTATAAATCATAATACCACATTAAATCATATTAGTTCATCAATACAAACATCAAATAATATTTTTAATAGTCAGGCTGGACAAATTAATAACCATTTTAGTAGTTCATTAAACACTGCAGCAAATACAAGAATTGATGTGTTAAGAAATATAACCAATGGTTTTGGAAACAATATATATGTTTCAGGTTCAGGTGCATCAAATAACGTAAGACAATTTACAGACAACTTAATTGGTGGTAGAAGTAATATCGTTTCATCATCTTATGTTGGTACAAATAGTGCAGGTGTTGTATCAACTATTATGTATGGTGAGTCATTAAACATTAGTGGTTCAAATACAACAACAGGTGGTTCAGCGTTTTTTGGTAGATTTAATGCAACAGGTTCATTACAAGAAAGTACGGCACAAACTGTATTTGTTGTGGGTAATGGAAGTAATGCAAACAATAGAAGAAATGCAATTAGAGTTGATAATAATGGTAACACAACCGTTACAGGTTCTTTAATTATATCAGGTTCAATTTATAATAGAGGTGGTAATGGTGACGTACTCAATAACTTAGCATATGGTGAAGACGCATTGAAAAATGTATCATCATCAACAGTAAATAACGTAGGTTTAGGTTATAATACTTTATTCAATAATAGAACAGGTAATTCAAATACCGCAATTGGTGCAAATGCGTTATTAAATAACATTAGTGGTTCTGTTAACGTTGCTATAGGTGATAATACACTTCGTGACAACATCGCAGGTAATAACGTAGCAATTGGTTCAACAAGTTTATTTAGAAATACTTTAGGTTCAAGTAATATTGCAATTGGTTCAAATGCAATGAGGGATAATACCGTTGGATTTAGTAACGTTGCAATTGGTGCTAATTCTTTAGTAACCACAACAGGTTCAGTAAATAATACTGCAATTGGTGGAAATACATTATCATATTTAACAACAGGTCTATTTAATACCGCTATTGGTCTACAAGCATTAGAACAAACAACAACGGGTTCTTATAACCTTTCAATTGGTAATGAATCAGGTCAAGGTGTTCAAGGTAACTATAATATTGGTATTGGTTTCCAATCAATTAAAAATACAGGTCAATCAAGTAGAAACGTCGGTATTGGTTACGGTTCATTAGTAAATGGAACTGGTGGTGATAATACCGCTATAGGTACTGAAACATTACGTACTGCTGGTATAGGTAATATTGCAATTGGTTCATATGCAGGTTACAATGAAACAGGTAATGATAATTTCTATTTAAGTAGTTATTATTTTGCTTCAAACGATACCGCAAGAAGTGGTTCGTTGATGTATGGTAAAATGAGTACCACAACATCAGGACAAACATTACAGATTAACGCAGCTACTGATATTAGAAATAATTTAGTTGTAAGTGGTTCATTGACAGTAGGTGGTAATTTACAATTCAATGTAGGTGCCTTCCAATCAACACAATCACAATCAGGTTCAGCAAACGTTTCACAATCTATAAGTTATGACACAACTGATTATTCACAAGGTGTGTCAGTTACAAGTGGTTCAAGATTAACTATAACTAATAAAGGTGTTTATAATATTCAATTCTCAGCACAATTACTTGCAGACACCGGCGCAGACGATGTGTATATTTGGTTAAAGAAAAACGGTACGAATGTAGCAGCAACTGCAGGTCACGTGGTATTAGCAAATAATGAAGAATTAATGGCAGCTTGGAATTATGTAGTTGAATCAAACGCAGGTGACTATTTTGAATTAGTATGGCAGTCATCAAATGGTGACGCAATATTATTAGCAGAAACAGCAACAGGAAATATACCATCAGTACCATCAATAATAACAACAGTAACACAAGTAAGATAAAAATAAAATATATGGAAGATACAAGACCAAGACCCCCAATGGAAATAATGCCAACCCCAACTCCAATACCACCATTACCACCATTTATAACTGATTAATTATGGATTTAGAAGCACTAGCACCGATTATTGCAGACATAGTAAAACAGAGTTTGAGTGAGAAGGTTTATCTATTTGGTGCATATCAAAAAGGATTAACAAGTCGTGTTGCTAGTGGTAGATTAAGAGATAGTATTGGTGTAGTGGTAGAGGAGAACAAACAAGGAATACAAGTGATAAGAGTCACTGCACTTGGAGGAAAGAGGTTAGAAGACACTTACGCATATTGGTTGATTAATGATAGGAAGCCAGGTAAATGGGCAAACATCAATGCAATTAAAGAGTGGATTTATAACAAAAAAAGTTTTAGAATTAGAGATTATAAGACAGGACAATTTCTACCTAAGACAGAAAAGAATGTAGATAGTGTAGCATTTGTTATTGCAAGGTCAATAGGAAGATTTGGTTTCCAAAACAAACCAAAAAACTTTGTTGAAATATCAATAGACAAAATAATGAGTAACGAAAAAATAACACAAATCATTGAGGACGCAACCATAGATGACTTGTTAGAAAAATTAGAAGGAATATAATATTATGGCTTTTGGATACCCACAATTATACGCAAACGGTTTAAACAATAATACCCAACTTAGAAGAGCAACCGATATGGTTTATCAAAGAGGAGGGAACTATAATATTGTTTTAACAGGAACAACATTTGAAAGTTCAATGGAACTTGATGTAGATTTATATGGTGATGGAACTAAAGTAGGCAGGATGCAATTAGTTCCTTTTGATACTCAATTAACAGGTGGTACATATTATTACTACTTCAACTTGAGACCATATAACTATATGTCTAACTATGTACAATCAGAACACTTACAATACTATTGGAAGAATGATTGGTTTCAAACAAACAATACTATTAACATTAACAATGAATATCCAAATATTGTTACTGCTAATTTTAAGTACGGTTATAGATATGTAAATGCCTCAGGAACAACTGTAACTGAATATTCAGGTTCACCAACAAACAACTTAAATCACTTTACAAACATCCCTAACTGTATTACTGCTACAGGATTCACTGCATCAGGATTTACAAACACAGGTGAGTTTTTTGATTACGTTGGAGGACAATTCCAAATGGGTAGTGACAAATATATTCTACCAAACTTTGACCAAGAAATTGGAACGGTTATGGGAACAGGATTAACAATCAACACATTGGACATATACAGACGATTGTCACCTATCTCTCAGTATTTGATGGATTATCCCACCCTACCCGAACAAAGTGAAACTGCAAGGTTCTTAACCGATGCACCACGTATTCAGTATATACAACCTGATGAAAATTATGTATTATATTATCTAAACGGACAATCAGGAGATAGAATGGTAGTAGAAGCAGATTACGCAGTGTTTAATTTATATGATAGTAGTAATACACGTTTAAGTGTAAATGGATATTGGTCACAACAATTGAATTTTAGTGGTACAACATTTGCATCACCAACAGGTTATACAGATACGTTGACAGTTAATGCGTTACCATGTGGACCATCTGATATTGAAAATCTATTCTTATCAGGACAAACATTTACAGGAGTATCTTATTATACAGTTCAGTTGTTCTATTCTTATCCAACAAATAGTGATAATCGTGCATCAGTTGGACCTGTAGGACCAGTGAGTGAGACATTCTATTTCTACTTATACAATAACTGTCAACCACAGAATACGAGGTTGTCATTCTTGAATAGTAAAGGAGGATTTGATTATTATACATTCAAGTCATATAGACAAGACACAAAAAAGATTACAACACAATCATACGATAGTAGATACTTTTCAACTGACTTAGCGGGACCTGACTTTAATGTAGGTCGTTCAGTTAGAACATTTGGAACAGATGTGAATAGAGAAATTGTATTAGAATCTGAATTTTTATCTGTACCTATTGCTAATTGGTTGGAACAAATGTTCTACTCACCACAGGTATATGAAGTAAAAGAAAATTACATATCACCAATGGATAGACAAGATAAGATTTATTGGGATTTAAGACCTGTACAAATTTTATCAACTGAGGTTGAAACAATTACAAAAAAACATAGAAAGTTAAATAAATATAGAATTACATTGAAGTATGCAGATACATTCTTCGCCAACCAAGGTTTTTAATATATGAGTCAACAACAAACAGTATTAAGGGTACAAACAAATATTCCTCACGCGACAATAAGTGGTACAACAGAATTTACCACATTGGATTTATATTCTGACATTCCAATTAAGATTAATAAATCTATTGCGGAGATTGAAGATATTGGAAAGAAAAACTCTGATTTATCAATTGGATTATCTTTACCTGGTTCTAAAAAGAACAATAGATTTTTTGAATCTTTCTTTAATGTTGATTCTCAATCTTTATATTTTGATGCAACACAAAGAGTTAATATAGATGTATTATTGAATGACGAATCGTATTTCAGAGGATATATGAGATTGAATAAGGTATCTGTGATGAATAGTAAGGTAGAATATGATGTGACTTTATATTCAACAGTAGGTGATTTATTTGGTAAGATAGGTAATAATTTATTACAAGATTTAGATTTTAATGATAGTGAATATACTTTCAATCATATATTTAGTATGAATACAGTTACATTTGGATTTGGTGAGTTTAATTTTTTTAATAATTCAGAAAAAACTACAACATATTTTTATCCAATTGTACATAATGGATATAACTACGAAAGTATAAGTGGTGCAACTTTACCATATGTTAGTGGTGCTTCAGTAAACGAACAAACAAGATTATATACTTCAACATCACCTATTAGTGGATGGACAAGTTTTAGTGGTGCAACGGCAGCAGGAGTACAAAGTTTTTATATCAATTCACCGGTAGGTGGATTAAGAAACAATCAATTAAAACCTGCACTTAGTATTTGGAGTTTAATAAAGTTAATATTCAAAACATATGGATATACTTTAAGTGGTGATTTTTTTAATTCACCATGGTTAAAAGGATTATATCTTTATGGTTATTTTAGTTCTGAAGGAACGAAGTTTGGGTATAAATTAAATAATATAGAAACATTACCAATAGAAGGTATTGAAATTGTTTTTAATGGAACAAATACGACAACAGGTTCAGCAATAGTTTGTAAAAGAGGAACAGGTATTCCTTGTTTTTGTTCTCAAGATATAAATGTTACTTTAGTTTGGAATAATCCATTACCTATTTATTTTCAAAATACAACTATTGTACAAGGAACAAGTGGTTCAACAGTTACAATTGCGGGTAGATTATTTAGTGAAGTACAATCAGTTGCAGCAAACGTATCACGACCATTTCCCACTTATGATAAGTTCCAATTAAGATACTTACCGGTCCCTGTTGGAACAACTGTAAATTTTACTAATGGTGATTTAATTGATTTTAATTTGGTTATAGATCAAAATATAAAACAAATAGATTTACTTAGTTCAATAGCAAAAAAGTTTGATTTAGTTTTTATTACAAACCCTGAAAATCCTAATGATATAATTATAGAACCATTTGATTTTTATATAGGTACAGGTGAAATATATGATTGGACACCTAAGTTATCACATGACAAAGGATTTACTGTTGAACCAGCACTTAACTTTATTGAAAGTACATTATTAATGACAGACCTTGAAGATGGTGATGAAGGTAATAGAATATTTAAATTACAAAACAATCGTATATACGGACAGAATAATATATATAATCCTACAAATTTTAAATCACAAGAAAAGAAAATAGATACCATTTTTTCACCAGAATTAATTAGAAAGTGGGACAACAATATAAATTTACCATTAGGTATTAACTATTCTGCATCAAGTGAACAATCTGATTATGATAATCAAGTTAGATGGTTATATAAGGGAGTTAAATCAAAACCTAAACTATTCTATTGGATGGGTGCAAACAATCCATTTATAGATAAATCAAATGAAGTATTTCCATATAATGTTGCATACAACACATATACTGTAAAAGTATCAAGTCAACCAAATGAGGGAGATGTAAGTTATTTTTATAAAATACCAACAATATCTCATACAATGCCATTAGGTGGTGTTTCTGATTTAGAGAAAGTAGAAAAGGGATTTGATAATGATAAAATATGTATATTATTTAATTCAGAATTGCCAGTAGATATTGGTGTACAAACATATAATATTTATACAGAAAACGACTTATATAATTTATTTTATGAAAATAGAATATCAAATATATATAATCCAAATACAAGATTTGTAAATGGATATTTTGATTTAAAATATTCAGATATTCAAAATCTTCAATGGAAAGATTTAATTAAAATAAACGAACAATATTTTTATGTAAATAAAATATCTGATTTTAATTTAACAAATAGAGAATTAACAAAAGTTGAACTTATTCAATATAATTTAAATATAAAAGAATATCCAACAAGATATTTTAAATACCAATATTGTGACCAAACAGGTTATTCATTCTCATTTAAAACAGACTTTATAAATCCTAATTTAAGAAATACAAATGAAACTTTTGCTTTATATTATGATTTACAATTAGGTGCATTAACAGGATCAACAACAGGATTTACATCGGTATTTAAATATGTAGATACAGGTTTTACAGAAAATTATGTTCCATATACTATGTATGAAATAACTGAAAATGAATATAACACAGGTGGTTATTACAATTGGACAAGTGATACATTAAAAACATATTTGTTTAATCTTGATGCAACATTTTATTTATTTCCACCATATTGGAATAATACAGGTAATACTTTTACAGGTGCTTCTGTTTGGGATAATTGTGGTGGTTTTAATTCCGCCGCAACTACATATGGTATAAAAGTTGGTTCATCAACTTATTACGGAGCACCAATTACACCAACTCCTACTCCAACTCCTTCTCCAACACCAGGTGGACCAACTCCAACTCCTACACCAACACCATTACCTTTACCTGTTACAGGTTCATTATTTTATTATGACCCTGGTAACATTGCATCATATCCTGGTTCAGGAAGTGTCTTGTATGACTTATCAGGAAACGGAAGACACGCAAATATCAATACAGGTATTACATGGGTATCAGGTTCAGCAGCATACTTTAATTTAGATGGTACAGATAATAATAGTATTACAGGTACAACATTAGCACAAACATATACAAGTTGGTCAATGTGGATTGGTATTCAACGAGATGTTATTGGTGATTATGATGGATTTATGACGGATAGAACAGGAGTAACTAATCTTAATGGTTTAGGTTCATTTAGTACTAATAATCAATTTAGTTTATACGCAAACAATAATCTTGAAATTACTGAAACTTTTCCTGGTACATTAGTAACAGGTTCTTGGATGTTCTTGGCTGGTGCTGTTGATAATACAACTTGGACAAGACAAGTATATAAATCGGGTAGTTTAAATCCATTTACTTCAGGTTCTAAAGTTGCTGGTTCATCTAGCTTTAATAACGTAATGGTATTAGGTGAAGATAAAGAAAGTGGTGCTGATAGAACATTAGATGGTAGAATCGGACCTGCAGTTATGTTTGATAGAAAATTAACAACAACTGAATTAACACAAATAAACGATTACTTCAAAACAAGATACGGAATATAATATGGGACCAAGAATATACCCTTCATATCAAGACACAAACATAAACGCAAAAGGTTCATTAATAATTACTTATGATGAAATTGTTAACGGACCTGGTGGTGATAATTTTGAAATTTATGTTAATGATGTTTTAAGAGATAAATTATTTTTAGATGTTGATGGATATTATTCAACACATTTAGTTTTAAATGATGTGGTAAAACTAAGGTTTCCTGGCGCACAACAATCATTATCAATAGATATAAGTAGAAAGAATTATACCACAGATGATAATAATGACAATGGGTTAACCTATACTTATATTGATACTATTAATCAATTTAGTGCAACAGATTTTGAATATTCGTTTACCGCTACTACAACAAATAATAGTTATAATTTTGAATACTTAATAGGTACTTCAACATTACAAGTAACACCAACTCCATTACCAATAGGTTTTTGTAAAGGATTCAACGGTGATGTTGTAGACATTGCAGTCCAACCTGATGGTAATATAATAGTCACAGGATTATTTGGTTCATTTACAGATAGAAATGGTATAACAACTGTTTGTCCTTATATCACAAGAATAACTTCAGGTGGAACAATTGATACTAGTTTTACTCCAAGTGCAGCAGTTCAAACATTTGTTGCCGATGGAAAATATCAAATATGTTTATTAAATAATGGTTACTTTTTATTATTTCGTAAATTTAATCAATTTAACTTTAGGGTAAGTCCTGATGGTTTATTGCACGAATATTTACCATTAGGGGATACAACAGGTACATCACCTGTTACATATGAGAAAAGAATACCATCAAATAATGGTACAGGTAAATGGTATATGGTTGGAAGAGGATTTACAGTAGGTGGAGTCATAAGTCCAATATATCGTTATAACGCAGATGGTTCAAGAGATACTTCATTTAATCCACCAAGTGAAACAAGAGCGGCAACAGCGGCATTAGAATTATCAAATGGAAAGGTTGTCGTGGCGGTTGTATCAAATTATACCTATCAATTAAATTCAGATGGTTCATTTGATTTAGATTATGATATGTGGCAACCTTTGTATGGTTATGTAGATCACATAGCAGAAGGTCAATCAGTAGATAAAATTTATTTTACAATATATGGTGGTTTAATAATCAGAATGAACACTACAGATGGTTCAATGGATTACGGATTTTTATATGGTAATTATGGTTATGTTTCTTTTGTTCAACTTTTAGGTGCTGGCGTTGATGATGATAAAATTATATATAATAGAAATGATGGACTTAGATTAAGAAGATTAGATATATCAGGAACTACTGATAATTCATTTACAAATAATTTGGGTTCATCAGCTGACCTTGGAGTGAATGTTAGAAGAGTAAGTCCAACTAGTGATAGTATGTATATTTTTGGTTCATTTAGTCAATGGAATGGATATAGTGTTAGTAGTTTTTTTAAATTAAATCCTGATGGTTCAGAAGATTTTAGTTTCTATAATTTTTTGTGTGAACCAACTCATACACCAACTCCAACTCCTACAGTTACACCAAGTCCTACTCCTACTTTGACACCAGCACCAACTGCTACACCTGCACCAACTAACACACCAACACCAACTCCAACACCTACACCAACACCAACTCCAACACCTACACCAAACCCAACTGAAGGTCAATATATGTTAGCAGTTAAAACAGATAATTTAGTTTATAGAACAAGTGATTATGGTACAACATGGACACAGGTAACAGGATTTACAACAGGTATGACTATTACTGATACTGCAATATCTGAAACAGGTCAGTATCAAGTTATTAGTATATATAATGGTACATTATATGTATCATCAAATTATGGTGTATCGTTTACATCAGTTGGTTCATCTGATACATATATAGATTGTTCAATTTCAAGTACAGGTCAATATATAAACGCAATTACAGATACTACAGCAACAAGAAAATTGGTATGGTCTACAAACTACGGTGTTTCATTCCCCAATTCATTTAGTTTAATTGGTCAAACATCAAGTGATTGTTCAATAGATGATTTTGGTAATTCTTATATTAGTTTTAGAAATGGTATTTCTAAATATATATTATCAGGAAGTTCAATGACTACTTTGTATTCTTCTGCTACTATAAACTGGTCTAGTGTAACCGCATCTGCAGATGGAACTAAAGTTGCCGCAACAAGAACAACTGGTAGTACCGTATCATATTCATTAAACGGAACCTCATTTACTACTGTTAATTCAGGAATAACAAATATGATAAATATAAGTGGTTCACGAAACGGTGTTTTCTTGAAAATATACTCAATTACTGATGGTAATCGTAAGTCCTCAAATTCAGGAGTTTCTTGGTCAAATGATACATATGGATACCCTGCATTATCAAGTACAGGTAAATATCAAGCACTCGCCGTTTCAAATGATATTAAAGTGTCATCTGATTATGGTTTAACATATAGTACGGTTTATACATTAGTTGGTGCACTTTGGAAAAATTTAAGTATGAATAGATAAAATAATTTCAGACCACGATAACTAAAAAAGTATATTTAATAATATGAGTACAAGATACATACCACAACTGAATGAAACGAATTTCGTATATCCAAATTTTGAAATATCTGAATATGACGTTGATATTATACATACCTTAAATGAAAATAGCGTTGCAGGAACGGTAACCAATTTTTCTGCAACTACAATTGCATCTACAGGAATAACATTAACTCACGATTATACTTGGGCTAAGAATAGTGCAGAAGTATTTGTTACAGCATCTAATTTATTGAATTTATTTTCAGTCCACATGATTGCTGCAGGTCAAACATATTATAAACCTTGGAGATTAGTGGATTTGGTAACATCAGCATCAACAGGTATATCAACTGCGAGTGGTAGTAATACAATAACCGTAACACCATCAATGATGGGATTAACCACATTTACATCAGGAACATATTACTTTGAGTTTAGATTCATAGGTTTAAAATCAATTTATCCTGTGTGTCAAACATTATCAATAACCGTACCTTAAAATTAGAAATATGAATATAGAAAGAGATTTTCAACCAATAGACCTTAACAACGTAATGTTCAAGGATTATACAGAACAGACACAAAACCTAAAAGAGATGTTAAACAATATCGTAATAGATTTTAGTTTAATACATTCTTTAGTAGGTGAAAAGACATTATTGGAACAAGCGTTCCAAGACACAAAAAAACAAATTTTAGATTAAGATGGCTAAAAAAGTAACAGTTGAAGTTGAAGTAAATAGTAGTCAGGTTGACCAAACCGTAAATAAGTTAGGTCAATTAAAGGACTTAGGTAGGGGATTAAAAATTCAATATGATATTGATGGAAGACCTATTGATGTTGTATTGGATAAGTCATTGAACTTACAGAAACAAGTAAAGATATTAACTGCTGAACTACGTAGAACGAAAGAAGGTACTGCTGAGTTTCAGATGTTATCAAGAAGATTAGGTGAAGCACAGGATGGATTGGCTAAAACAACTGCTAAGTCAAAAGATTTATTCTCAACCTTATCAATGTTACCTGGTCCCGTTGGTCAATTTTTTAGTCAGTTACAGGGAGGAATAGAGTTATTAAAAACATTTTCATCTTTTACATTTAAAGATTTAGCGTTCCAATTTGGTGAGACCGCAGATGATATTGCTGATATTGGAAAGAACTTATCTAATGTAGATGGTGAAACATTTGATTCTGTTACTGAAAGTGCTGATGGTGCGTCAGAATCTATTGAAAATATGAGTGACCAACTTGCAAATAATGCAGGTGAGGCCACTGCAGCATCTAATGCCAATAATGAATTAAGTGAAACTATAAGTACACAACAAAAGACATTACAAGAATTAGCGAGAGAAGCAAGAAAAACAGGAGTTGAAACAGAAGAATACACGAATGCAGTTGCTAATGCAACTGATGAAGGAATAGAGTTTATTAGTGCAGAAGAAAATATGACACAAGCTTCAAAAGCTAGTGGTCAGGCGGTGGCGGGTCAAGCGGTTGCAACTGAAGGATTAGTGGTCGCAGAAAAACAAGCAACATTTTGGACGAGTACATTAGGAACAACAATTAAAACAGTTTTAATATCAACAGGTGTATTACTTGCAATTGTTGTTATTGGTGAGTTAATTGGAATGTTATATAGATTTGTAACAGGTTCAAAGGATGCTGAAATTGCAACAAGAAGTTTAACAACCGCATTAGAAGAACAACAAAGAGTTTTACAAAATGATTTGGAAGCCATTGATATGGCTAATAAGGCTGCCATAACACGTGCAAAGATTGCTGGTGCAACTGAAGAAGAAATTACAAGAATTACAAAAGAAGGTAATGCTAATAGATTAAATGAATTAATAAAATATGACGAATTTTTAATTCAAGAAAGAAGAAGATTACAACAAGACGAAAGAATTAAAGGTGAAGAAAGGGAAAAATTAACTAAGGATATTAATGATAAGATATTAAAGAATGGTCAAGATATTACCAAACAAATCCTTAATAATGAACAATTTAGATTAGAAGAAGAATTAAGAATTACTGAGAAAGGTAGAGAAGCATCTAAGAAAGTACAAGAAAAAAAGGTTGATGATACTAAGTCAGCAAACGACTTATTACTTAAACTTCAACAGGAAAACTCTGTACAGATTTTAGATACTGAAAGAAAGAGAGAAGACCAACAGTTGAAGAATGAAAAGATTAATGAAGAAAAGAGTATCAATAATTTAAAGATTAGTGAGGAACTTAGAGGTAAATTACTTGAACAAGTTAGATACAAATATGGTCTAAAAATTATTGACCTTAATAAGAAAAGACAGAAAGAAGATAATGAGGCGTTTGATGAAAGTCAAAAGAAAACAAAAGAATATAATGATAAGATATTTGAGATAATGAACGATGCAGATGAAAATGAATTATCAAGAAACAAATATACAAGGACTCGTAAGTTTGAAGATGATAAGGCAGCATTAGAAAAGGATTTAAACTTCCAAAAAGAGACCCTTGAGAATAAGATTAGAATATTAATGGCGTTAGAAAAGGCATACAAAAATGACCTTGAGAAGTTAGATAGTGAGGAACTTGCAAAGAATAGAGAAAGTGCATTAAAAAAGTTAGATGATGAATTAAGATTCTTACAAATTAGAGGTGAAGCTATAATTCAAGGTACAAGAGAGTATTTTAATAATTTAAGAACTATATCACAAAAATCTGAGGAAAGAGAATTAAAGAGTTTAGATGATAGAGCAATTAAAGAGAAACTTACAACTGAACAAATTGAAGCAGAAAAAACTGCAATCAAACAGAAGTATGCAAATGAAAGAACTAATATTGATAAACAAGAACTAAACTCTTATTTACAATTTGCAACATCAATATTAGGTGCAGCACAAAATATTGTTAGTAATATTAGTGAGATAAATCAAATGCAACAAGATATTGACCTTCAGAAAGCTGATGGTAATCTTGAGAAACAAGAAGAAATTAAAAAGAAGTATTTTGAGAAGAATAAGAAAACTCAAATTGCTCAAGCAATAATAGGAACATTACAAGGTGCAGTTCAAGCGTATCAATCATTAGCGGTTATTCCTGTGGTTGGTCCTGCATTGGGTGCGGCTGCAGCAGCTGCGGCATTGATATTTGGTTATAAGAAAGTTGACTTAATTAGACAACAACAATATCAAAGTTCATCAGCGGGTGGTAGTGCAGAAGCGGCTAAACCTCAATTACCAAATTTTGGTAGAAACTACGAGAAAGGTGGAATGATTGGTGGTAAGAGACACGCTGAGGGTGGAACATTAATTGAAGCAGAAAAGGGTGAAGCAATAATGACAAGAGGTGCAGTTACAATGTTTGCACCATTATTATCAGCAATGAATCAAATGGGTGGAGGAACATCATTTGTACCATCACTTGTAACAACATCATTTGATGCACCTGTAACAAGTCAACCATCACAACAACAAGCACCAATGATAGTTAAATCATATGTAGTATCAAGTGAATTAACATCAGAACAAAATAAACAGGCGAGATTAAAAGACCTATCAACATTATAGTTATGGCTAAAAGTAAATCATCAAATTCAATGAAAGTTTCCTTTGGGAAACGTAAATGTGGAAGCTACAAAAAGTCCAATGGACCTAAAGATAAATCTACTAAACCCTACAATAGACAAGGTAGATAATATATATTTAATATTATGGTAAAGAAAGATAAAATATTTGAACTTAAGATAGAAGAAGACGACTTACTTAGTGGGGTTTCACAAGTAAGTTTAGTAGATGAACCTGCAATTATGATCAATTGGGTTGCATTTAATAAGACCCAAGAGGACTTTATAATCCCTGATGGAGAAGATATGTCATTTTCATCCAAGATAATTGAGGTAGGTCATTCAGAAGATGATTTATTAAACGATGGTTGGGAAATGGTTAAAGAGGATTTTATATCTTCATCACCAAATTCAGAGTCAATTGAAGATACTGAGGAAAGATTAATTAGATACAAATATGTATTAAACCCACAAGCACAAGGTGCACCAATTAAGGAAACAACAAGAGAGTTTTGTGTGGATTTACTACAAAAGAATTTAGTGTACCGTGTAGAGGATTTGGAAGGGATTACAAACGACTTAGGTAGTTCAGCAATGGTATGGAGAGGATCTTACAATTGTCGTCATATTTGGAAGAAAATAGAGTATAGACGTGGTGATAGAATTGTGAATAAAGGATCAGTTACTAAAGGTAGAATTGATGGTGCAGAAAGTTATGATGTATTGGGATTACCTCAACCTGATACAAGAGTACCAGGTAAATCATCTTTTGGTTATGACAATCCATTACCAAGTTATGTGGATGAAGTATCAGGTGATACAATCTCAAAATCTTTAGTAGAACCTACAACATTCCAAGATAGTTATTCTGA